ATTTGTGTAAAATGTTTGATGTTGTTTTGTCGCTGGAAGTTGGCGAACATATACCAGCGGAATTTGAGCAACAATTTATTGACAACATTTGTAAACACGCAAAAAAGCATTTGGCTATTAGCTGGGCAATTGAGGGCCAAGGCGGAAGCGGACACGTTAATTGCAAGAATAACAACTACATAATTTCGAAAGTTGAGGATCGCGGCTTTAAATTTAATTTTAACGATAGCGAAAAGATTAGAAAGGCCGCAACAAATGCCTCTTGGTTTGGATACACAATTATGGTTTTTGATAGAATATGAAAACGCAAAAAGTAAAAATTACAGAAGTAAAAAGCAATCCAAACAATCCAAGATTAATTAAGGATGACAAGTTTGAAAAGCTAGTTAAATCAATAAAGGAGTTTCCAAAGATGCTGGAAATTAGGCCCATTGTTGTAAATGCTGACATGATTGTGCTAGGTGGAAACATGAGGCTAAAGGCTTGCAAAGAAGCGGGTTTAAAAGAAATCCCAATCATTTTTGCAGACGAGTTAACGGAGGAGGAGCAGAAACAATTTATAATTAAAGACAACGTGGGGTTTGGTGAATGGGACTGGGAGCAATTAGCAAACGATTGGGATGAGGTCCAACTTCAAGAATGGGGTTTAGATATTCCTGATTTTGGAGTGACCGAAATACCAGCAGCTGAAGAGGATGATTACGAGATGCCAGAGGAACTGCACACCGATATTGTTTTAGGGGATTTAATTCAAATAGGAGACCATCGATTGCTTTGCGGAGATAGTACGGATAGTGATGCGATTGATAAGCTAATGAATGGAGAGAAGGCGGACATGGCCCACAATGATCCTCCCTATGGAATGAAGAAAGAAAAAGACGGGGTGCTTAATGATAACCTTAATTATGATGACCTTCTTGATTTTAATCGTGAATGGATTGCTTTGCAATTTATGCACCTTAAAGAAAGCGGTAGCTGGTATTGTTGGGGAATAGATGAGCCTTTAATGGATATTTATAGTGAAATACTTAAGCCGTATATTCAAGAGCAAAAAGCCACATTTAGGAATTTGATAACTTGGGACAAAGGAAACGGACAAGGGCAGAATAGTGAAAATACTAGAAGCTATGCAATAGCAGACGAAAAATGTTTGTTTGTTATGTTAGGAGTTCAGGGATTTAACAATAATGCAGATAATTATTTTCATGGCTGGGATTCTATTGTTAACTATTTAGATCAAGAGAAAAATAAGGCGAATTTTACAATAAAGGATTGTAAAAGGTTGGCGGGACATAGCGAAAAAAGCGGTTGCCATTGGTTTGACAAAAGTCAATGGATGATGCCAACTGAAGAAACCTACAACTCTTGGAAAAATTATTGCGCTAAAAATAATATTAATGCTTTTGAAAAACCATATTTAGAAATAAAAAAAGAATATGAAAAAATAAAGTACGGCCATGATGAATACAAAAATAGTTTTTACTCAACCCGCGCCTACTTTAATAACACGCACGATAATTTTAATAACGTTTGGAAGTTTGAAAGACATTTAAGGCAAGGAGATGAAGGAGGTCACGCAACACCTAAGCCAATACCTTTATGCGAAAGGGCAATAAAATCAAGCTGCCCTGATAAGGGTTTAATTTTAGATATGTTTCTTGGTTCAGGGTCTACAATGGTAGCAAGCCACCAACTAAATCGCAAGTGCTACGGGATTGAACTAGACCCAAAGTATTGCCAAGTCATTGTAGACAGAATGCGTAAATTAGACCCAGCTTTAGTCATTAAGAAAAACGGAGTAACTTTGTAATATGGCACGACCAAAATCAACAATCGACTGGATTGAAATGGGACGACTTGTCCAAGCTGGATGCACAGGAGTCCAATGCGCTGCTTATTTAGGCATTGACGAGGAGACATTTTACAACCGCTGCAAGGATGACCTCGCAATGGGTTTTACCGAGTTTTTACGGCAAAATAGAAGCAAGGGCGATGCGTTGCTACTTGCAAAGCAATATGAGTCAGCTTTAAAGGATAAAGACCGTGGTATGCTTATATGGCTAGGTAAACAAAGACTTGGCCAGCGTGATAAGTTTGACCATGACCATACAACCAAAGGCGACAAGATAACGCCACCAATCGAGTGGATTCAATCCGAATCATAGACAAATACAAACCTTTATTTTTAGAGGTGCCTAAAACCCGTTATTTTTTAATGACTGGCGGTCGCGGTAGTGGTAAGTCTTGGACGCTTTCAATGTTTCTTTTAAATCTTACTTACCAGGATGGCCACGTTATCCTCTTTACCCGTTGGACTTTAACGTCGGCGTTTATTTCCATTATCCCTGAATTCATTGACAAAATCGAGTTAATGAATAAGTTGGACGATTTCGAAATAACACAGTCCGAAATTATAAACAAGGCAACTGGATCAAAGATTTTATTTCGTGGCATTAAGACCAGCCAAGGGACGGCAACGGCTAATTTAAAGTCAATTGCTGGCGTTACTACTTTTATTCTTGACGAGTCCGAGGAGTTAATGGACGAGGATGTATTTGACCGCATCGACTTATCGATTAGAGCAATTAACAAACCCAACCGCGTTATCCTGGTAATGAATCCGTCGTATAAAAGCCATTGGATTTATGGGCGTTTTGTGAAGGTAACGCGCGACGATACTAGCTACATTCATACAACCTATTTAGACAATGAACAGAATTTAAGCCAGTCATTTATTGACCAGGCAAAGCGCGTTGAGCAAGAAAACCTCCATCGTTACGAGCATTTATTTTTGGGCAAATGGCTAGACGATGCCGAGGGATTGCTTTGGAATCGACCAATTATTGAACGCGCAAGGGTAAGCGCCAAACCTGACTTGTCGCGCATTGTGGTTGCTATTGATCCAGCAACAACCGCCTTAATGAATAGCGACGAAACTGGTATAATTGTTTGCGGTACGGATGCCAACGGCAAGGGATATGTACTCGAGGATTTAAGCGGCAAATATTCACCAACTGAATGGGCAACCGTTTCATTGCAAGCGTTTAAAAATTGGAATGCTGATTGCATAGTTGCAGAAAAAAACCAAGGCGGCGACATGGTCGAAAGCGTTTTGAGGTCGCAAAATACGACCGCAAGAATTAAGCTTGTAACGGCAACAAAAGGTAAGTATGTCAGGGCCGAGCCAATATATTCGCTTTATGAGCAACACAAAATTTTCCACGTTGGTAGTTTCCCAATACTGGAAAATCAAATGGTTACCTTTGAGCCTGACAAAGGCAAATCGCCTGACCGCGTCGATGCAATGGTTTGGGGATTTACTGAATTAATGGTTAGTGGCCAAGAATTTTGGCACGCCGCGCTAGGCTTTAACCAAAAAGATTCCACCTATTTAAACGCGGTTTTTCCTTATTTGGGTAATAATGTTATTTGGACCGCCCCAACAACGCAAAATTTTATTGAGAAAGGTTTATATCTTAATTCTGACCTTTACGCCATTATAAACCTAATCATCAACAAGGTAAGCACGGCGCCAATTGTGGTCTATGAGGTAAAGGACCAAAAGGCATTGAAGTACTATAAAAGTATGTCGGGCAGCTTTGAAAATTCAGGCGCTAAATTTCAAGCTCAGCAATTTAAAGAAAGGGCATTGGAAGAGGTTAGCATTCCTGAATTGGACCGACTATTTAAAAAGCCAAATGAGTTCCAAACGTGGGACAACCTTTTAAAAGAAATTGCCGCATTTCGTCTAATAACTGGCAACGCTTACATTTATGGCGCTAGACGTGGTGAACAACCAAACGCGCCAATCATTGCGTTGTATTCTTTGCCCGCGCAATACATGGAAATCATTTCGGGCGGTTTAAATCAGCCTATTAAGGAATATCGATTGACGTATAATGGTTACGAGCGAATAAGCGCTCACAACGTTGGACACCTAAAAAATATTAATTTAAGTTACACAGCTGGCACGGCTAACCACCTTTACGGCGCATCACCTTTGCGCTCTGCGGTCCGCGATCTAACCACTTCAAACGATGGAAAGCAAGCGCTTTTATCTATGCTTCAAAACATGGGAGCGCGTGGAATACTTACAGGCGATGGAACGGTAAACATTACGCGAGAGCAAGCGCAAGGTCTTAAAGAGGATTATAAATCCAATTACCAAGGCGCCAACCGCGCTGGCGACGTAATTATAACGCCAGCCAAATTGAGTTGGGTGCAAATGGGAATGAATGCCGTTGATATGTCAATCATTGACACGCAAAAAGTAATTTTAAGGTCATTGTGCCGCGTTTACGGGGTCGATGCTAAGTTACTAGGCGACACAGAGGCAAGCACGTTTAACAATACTGAAACGGCTTACAAGGCGCTAATTAATAACGTTGTCCGTCCGTTGCATATTGAAATCCGAGACGTGCTTAACAACTGGCTTTTGGAATCGTACGGTAATAAAAATCTATTCTTGGATTTCGATTACATGGCTTACCCTGAAATGCAAGACGACATGGACAAGCTTGTAAACCAATTGTCGGCGGCTTGGTGGTTGACTCCAAACGAAAAGCGCGCGGCCATGAATTACGGCGAGTATGAAAATACTTTGATGGAACAACCATTTATTCCCCAGGGCCTAATGACTTTGGCCGAGTTC